TGACAGATTTGAAAGACAATGAAAAAAGAGTTATCAAACAAAATATGGTTAATTATTTGAACGGACTAAGCGCGACTTTTGGTAACGATATTCAAAGTATTATTACTGAAATGTGTAATCAAGAACAAGATTTGGTTTTAGATATTAGAAAACTTGAAGTAATTAATGGGGGGCCAACTGTTTGTGTACCTATTGATGGAAAAAAATTACAAAATGGAACACCGTTAGTTTATAACTTATCAGGGTCTACAAAAGTTAGTGAAAGTACTAAACAAAAAAACTTAAGTATTAATGATACTTTTATAGAATTACAATCTGACATTGAAAGTTTCTATCTTTATTTGCAAAAGTTAAATGATTTATTAGCTCAAGAAAAAATCATAACTAATACATATAGTGGTGTTGGGGATTTCAGACCAGCTGGTAGTAATTTAACAGATACAATACCAAATAAAACATTCTTTATGATTGTTGCTAGAATTTTTAACGATAAAAATACTTTAGAAACATTTAAGAAAAGTATAATGTCATCTAACATATCGTCTAATAATAAATTAGTTAGAAAATTCGGGAATATTGTTGATGATTATGCTAAAGAATATAGTAAAGAATTAAACGACGAAGAAAAAATATTCACTAAGTTTAAAAAAAGTAATGAGTATAAGAAATTTACTGAAGGTACTGATGAGTTAATGTATCCTGCGGGTAAAACAAGGATATTGTTATACACTACAGTTCCTGATGAAGCAACTAAAGCTGCTAGCGAAGAAAAACTTAAAAAACTATTTTCAAACGTGAATAATGATTCCGATAAAGAATATTTTGATAACGTAGTAAAATTTAATTAATATGCCAAGTAATAAACAATATTTAAACAGATATAGTGATTTTGTGATTAATGGTTCACAAACTGTTGTTCCGTATATTAATTTACCAAGTAAAAGTACTGATAAAAGATATATTTACAAAGCTGGTCAATCAAGATTAGATAAAATATCACAACAATATTATGGTAACCCATTTTTTGGTTGGCTGATTATGCAAGCTAACCCAATCTTTGGCGGTCAAGAATGGAATATTAGTGACGGTTCTATATTGACAATTCCGTTTCCTTTAGTAGCTTCTTTACAAGACTATAAAAATCAACTAGAGAACCACTTCTTCTATTATGGTAGGTAACGATGAAAATGTATTAGTAGAGTTTGACTATAACAACATAACTATAATTGACCCAAACAAAGTAATTGACGGTAAAGGGGTCGCTAAAGACCGTTATATCAAACAAGAAGACTTGGTTTTTTATGCGAACCTTGAGTGTAAAGTTTTGCCAAGAACTAAACTTGCTGTTGGTGTTGCGACTAATGACCAAATCCAAACTGTATCAATCGCAACAATTAATTTTCTTAAGCCAGGTGGTAAAACATTTTTAGATAACAGTTATACCGATGAAATTACGGGTAAAGAATCTATTAATGGTAAAGGGGTTAATCAACCAAAATTAACGTCAGTACAAAACCCAAACAATTCCGAAGATTATTTCTTAAGACAAACAATTAATTCAGGTGGTAAACCTGGCGCAACCGATAATGGTTTATTAGGGATAACATCAATTAACATTAGACAGGGGTTAGATTTTTTACCAACATTTAATATACAATTAGAAGATGTTAAAGGTAAAGCAATGTTTGAGGCGGGTGACAATTCACCATACGCAGCCTTCTTTAATTTACCGTATCCATTATTCCACTTAACTATAAAAGGATACTACGGTAAAGCCATTAAACTTGGATTAATGTTACAATCATTCAATTCAAGATATGACACATATAGTGGAAATTTCAAAATAGATTTAAAATTTTACACTTACAAATATACGGTTCTTAGTGAAATTAGTATGGGTGCGTTGGTTGCTACACCACACATGTACCAATCAAGAGTTAAAATACAAACTAAAGAAGGTACTAGTAGTAATTTCAACACAGTTAAAGATGGTGTTGTTGAAAGAGGATATCAGAAAATAAAAGAGGTTTATAGTGAGTATAAGTCAAAAGGTTTAATTCCTGATGATTTTCCTGCAATAACTTTGGTACAAATGAAAGACAGACTTGAAAATTTTATCAAGAATGTTTTAGATAGTTTTACAAAACAAAATTTGGACCCATTAACTCACTTGAATGAATATCAAACAATATTAAATACGTATTCTCAAGAAGTTTATTACTATAAAGATGGTAAATCTTGGTTTGATAAATATATGGACCAAACAAGTGTGTTAGTCCTAACAAACAAAAGTAAGGTTTATACATTTAAAAAAGAATTATCTGCACAACAAAAGAAAACTGCAAAATCAGAGTTAAAATCTCTTGTTGACAAATTTAATGAACTTTTAGATAAAAATGAAACTGTTGGGGTTAACGGTCAATATACTATTAATGGAAAGACTAAAAAAATATCGGTATCAAATAGTATAAAATACAATCCAGAAACTGACGTTACATTAGTACCGACAACATTTACGTATGGTGAAATATTAGACTCGGATATTGACATAAAAGCAACATATAAATTAAACTCTGTCCTTAAAACGGAACCAACACAAACTCAACTTGACACTTATAAGGCTGAATTACAAAAAAATAATACATTCAATTCGTCAGTTATAGTTAAAAGTGATGGTAGTTTAGAACCAATTAAAGATTTTTTTGTTTTTGAAGGTACTAATAAATTTATCGATAAGATAGATAAAATGGGTAAAGACCTTAAGGTTTTTAGAGAACAAATACAAGATGATTTAACAAAAGCATTGTCCGATTTACTACAGAGTAAAGATAGTAAAATTGGGTTTGTACCTAATATTAGAAACGTATTAGCGGTTGTTTTTGCTAATGGTGAGGCGTTCTTGAGATTATTGGATGATGTTCATACTAAAGCTTGGGACCAAAGAGATTCTACAATTAGAAAAAATGCAATCATTAAACCAAATACTGCTGGTGCGTCACAAGACAATATTAGTAGTGGTGTTAATGGTGAACAACCAATTTATCCATGGCCTCAAATGATTCAAGAAACTAATGGAGCTGACGGTCATGAAAAATTTGAAATTGTTTATCCTGGTGATTCATCAGTTATTGGAGAAACTAAAGGTTACTTACCTGATGTTTGGCCCGAAATTGAATTTGTTGAGGAATTTATTAGAGGTTACGTTGAAAGAACCGCACCTCCCGCTGATTCTACTGCAACACAAAATGAATTAACTGAACCACAAAGGGTTTCGTTAAATGCCATCGAGTTCCCAATCTCAAACGAAGTTTTTGAAAACAAAGAAGAGATTAAATATTTTTATGAACTGTACGAAAGAGTACTCTTATCTACTTTTTATACTAGATTAATTAGAAGTAACGGTTCAATAACCGACACTGATAAAGTCGCTAATGTTATTGCGGACGCGGAAGATTTAAATGTTGTTAAAAGTTTATCTAATGATAATCCATTTTTAATTAAAAAATTAAAAGAATACGCATATAATGGAAATAATTTTGAAACTGTTTTAAGACATATTTCAAACGGAGGTACGGGAGAAAGTTGGCAAAATTACATTAGAGGTATTTTTAATACCGCTTACATTAGAAATAAAGTTAACAACTCAAGTTTTACATTTCTAAATCCTAATATCATAACCCAAAGTTTATCACAACCATTGGTTTCATTACCAACAGAAAGTGATTTGGTTAATTATGTTTCGGGTTCCACAACATCAAATAGTTTTGATTTTGCTGACATATACCCATTTACGGATTTAGATTGGGATAAAAAATATTTGGCTAATGGGTCATCGGTTGGGACTGCGGAATCAACATTTGACACTAGAAAAATATTAAGTTATTCTATTGACAACAAGATAATATCAAACATAACGGCATATAATTCAGGTAATCAACCGTTAACTAATTTTATATCTAACACCACAATTACACCTGTGGGTCAAGCGTCACAAACCGCAGCCGAATTGAAGACATTCTATCAAAATAGAAGTTTTGATTATGGAAACCAATTATATACTGAGGGCAATTTAAAGTATAATAATTATAGTGGGTTCGTTAGTAGTGAACAAACTGTTTCAATATTGAACACACCTTATTTTATTAATGCGATTCAAGAGGGGGTTAGTAATTTTAGAAATAACGATATACACCCGTACATTTCTGCCGCGTACTTATTTATTAATAGTTTACCATTAGCAACTCTTAGAGAAAAGTATAATAATAAAACATATGGTAACACTACTGACTTAAGTTATATTTTTGCAACACTTAAAAAATTCGGGGCAATTCATAAGTTACCATACGCTTGGATTTTAAAATACGGTTCTGTTTGGCATAGATATAAAAAATATGTTGAAACAGGTGTTGATATTTTAAATAATTCATGGAAAGATTTTGATTATGTTAAAAACTTTGACCCAACAACTAATTTACCTACAACAACATACACGTTTAGTGCTAGTAGTGAAATTGGTATTGTTGATATGGTTTTAGAAAAAAATGTAACTGTTGGACCTGAGACATCAACAACAATTAACTCAGGGTTTTACCCAAAATTGATAAATGATTTTAATGTGTTTTGTCAAGGTTATGAAGTATTCTCGGCATATACAAGTACTGCTATCGAAGAAGGTATAAAATCAGGTTTTACACTTAATTACATTGATAAAGCGATTATTAAAAAATCTGAAGGATTTGACCCAAATAATTTAAATAGAGACTTAAGAGTTTTTCCATGGACCGTGTATATTAATACACTTGATGGTGCAAATTCTGTTATCATACCGTCACAAGGTTCAAAAATAAATCAAACTAGTTTTGAATGTTTTGATGTTACAGGTAATTTAAAAACTGAAGTTCTTGGTAATAAAGCGATGTATGATGGTTCAGTTAGAAGTTTTTGGTCGGCACCTAATTATGGGTATTTTGATAACTCAAAAATTGTAAAACCATCACCATTACAATATCTAAAAGAAATTTTGTCTGGCTCAACAATGCAAGAAAACTATTCAATAAACGGTACCTCATCTAAGTATTCAAACATTAGTGAGATGTTTTCCGTATTTGAAAAAGAAGTTTTAGATATGTTTGAAGAGGAGTTTTTAGAGTTTACAAAATCAAAATACGATTACATACCTAAAGATACTGATAGTTCAGACACCGAAAGTACCAAGAAATTTAAGAATTTCCAATTAACAATGATTGAACTATTCAAAATACCAAAAATTACGGGAAATACTAATGAGGACAGAGTTCAATTTGCACAAGAACAACAGTTAAAGAAAATCACAGAAACTTTATCGAGTTTTGTTGTTAGTAATGACATGGTTGTTAAGTACGGTAACCCGTCAAACTTTGATAAAAAATTATTTTATAGTTTCTCAACGTACACTATTGAAGACCCATACACGTTTGGGAAATATTCTATAGATACACCAAATGCCTTACCAAATAGTTCAGGTTCTGTATCGTTAGTAACTTCAAAAACAAATTACCCAAATGAGTGGAAAGCCTTGGAAACCTATGTAGGGTTTTCGGAAATACCTCAATTAGTTTATGATAATAATGGTTCATACATTACCGACTTTTTTATTGACTTAAATGTTACGTTTGATGTTAATAATATTATTAACTTTGCACCTATCATAAAAATTTATGCGACTCAAAAATTAAAGGATAATACTTTAAATAAAACAAAATTCACCAATTTAATGAATGACTTTATTAAAGGTTCATTAGATTTTAAGAATAAAATATTTGATAATTTAATTATTAAAATACAAAAAGCGTTACCTGATGTTAACGATACACCACAGTCAAAGATAGATTCTGTTTTAGAGGGACCACAAACTAAAGTTGAGTTATGGGAAACATTTAAAGCCCTTAATGATAAGTGGATATCAGGGGCTGACTTCAAAAATAAAACTTTATTTGAAGATGTACTTTTATTAGATAGGGCAAGTAGAAACGTTGGTGATAAAATTTTAGTTGATATTTTTAAACTTAAAAACAGATTAAATAATATTAATGAAAAAAGCTCAATGCAAAGTTTTATTCAAACCATATTGGTTGAGAATAATTTTGTTGTTATGAACTTACCATCGTATGTTAATTTCTATAATGTACAAGATGCGGTTAAAAACGCTATTCCTAAAGCGGACGGTACTTTAGAATTTGCTAATATCATGTTTGGTAATTATTTAAATGTTGATTACAGACAGTCAAGTGCTAAGATGGTTTGTTTCTTTGGTGGGAAACCTAGTGAACAATTAGATTTAAAAAACAATGTTGATTACCGATATAGAAACGATGCTTTTGATTTAAGAAGAGCTAGTGATAATCCATTGGTTGAAGATTTATCCAATAAAAAAGATTGGGATAAATCAAATAAAGTTGTTGGGTTTAATGTTGATATTGGTACACAGAACCAATCAATGTTTTATTCCTTCAGTGTATCTCAAGATGCTGGTTTAGCAACTGCGGAATCGTTAGAGGTTTTAAATCAAATGGCTAACCAAGGTGGTAATAGACAAGGTACGACTCAAAGTAATTCTTTATATAATTTATATAAGAATAGAAGTTATAGATGTAATATTTCTATGATGGGTAATGCTATGATACAACCAACTATGTATTTTAACTTAAGACACGTACCTATGTTTAGTGGTCCTTATATGATTACAAGTGTTAATCATAGTATTTCACCAGGAAGTTTTGAAACTATTATTGAGGGAATTAGACAACCAACCGCATCATTACCTAAAATTGATAATTACTTACAGACGTTAAAGACAAATTTACTTCAATCAATCATTGAAAAAGATAAAGAAGAAAAAACTAAGAAAGAACAGGCGGCTAAGAAAGACAAGACAACAATTATTGGACAAAAAACTGAAATTGCGGAATTATCAAATAATCATGACAGCTCAACAATAACCAATAGTATTAATGAGGCTTGTAAACCTGATGCTAAGTATTCTACTTGGACAGCGATGACGGCACCTACTAAAACAACTATAACGTATACGGATACTAAGACCGCAATTAAGGCGAGAACAAGTAATGTGTTGTTACAGAAAATAATATTCACATCATTATTAATTGCAAGTGCTGAAAGTAATTACTTATCAAGTTATGAGAACAATTATGCGGGTATCACATTAAACCAAAATTGGGGGGCATCATCAGGCAACTTTAAACAAAATCAATATTATTGTTCAAGTACTAATATCCCAAATGCGACATTTAGTAATATTGGTGATGTTATTACATTCTTAGTTAAACGATGGGAAAATAGGTTAACGGGTTACTCGGCAACGACTGAAAGTATTAGTAAATTCTGGATAATTAATGCTGACCAATCAGTAACTGAAAACAGAGAAAGTATCTACAACCAACTTACGACTCAAGAAAAGAATAGTGTAGAGGTTAAAGTTGCTGCGGCGTTAGATTTCTTTAATCAGATTAATTGATTAATTTTTCAGTAATAAACGATATTTATATATAAAAAACATTATGGACAACGTAAAATTAATTTTGGATAATTACTTAGGTAAAAATACAAAAACATCAGAAAAAGATATGGGTGACGGTACTAAACAAGTTTGTGATTTAGAAACTGGTGACTGCTATACTGTTAGAATGAAAGACGGTCTAATTGAAAGAGTTGATAATACAATGAAAACTCATAAAAGAATTCAGGTTGAAACCTTAACGGGTGTAAAACAACTTTTAAACGGGTAAATAAAAATGAAAAAAATCAATAAAACAATTTTAGAAGAAATTTCTAGATACAAATCTATTAATAATTATATTACTGAGCAAGAGGCGGAATTACCTCCACCACCTGCTGACCTTGGATTACCACCTGAAGCCGCGGGAGGAGAATTACCTCCACCACCTGCAGACCCTGGTGCTTTACCTCCACCACCCGCAGCCCCTGAAGCAGGAGCTCCACCAGCAAGTGGTGAGACAGAACCACAACCTGTTGATGTAGCTAACGACCCTGACGTTGAAAAAGTAGGGGAAGAAAAAGGTAAAACCGAAGAAATCGAGATTACCGATTTAGTTAAATCTCAAAAAGATATTGAGAAAAAACAAGACGAGTATTTTGAAAACTTATTCAAACACCTAACCGACTTAGAAGGTAAATTAGGTGAAATGGACGGTATTGTTAACAAATTAAACGACCTTGAAGCTAAAGTTGAAAAATATAGAGTTAAAACTCCTGAAGAAAAATTAGAACTAAGAAGTTTAGATTCAGGACCATTTAATCAAAAACTTACAGATTTTTTTGAAGATAAAGAAGAAGATATGGAAAAATCGGGAAAAAATGAATATATTTTAACTCAAGACGAAGTTGAGGACTATTCACCAAATGAGATTAAAAAGACCTTTAGAAATTTCGATGATTTAGAAAATACGATAGATAATTTCAAACAAATTAAATAAAAATTAAACGGTCTTCGGACCGTTTTTAGTTTGAATTTCATTTGACAAACCCACGGCTGACACTTATACTTAATTAACAATTTAAATTTTATACATTATGGCGACAAACTCTTTAGACGCAGTACTAGCACAGTACGAACAATCAAAACAAAGTGGTTCATCTTCCACTTCAAAAATGTCACAAGACGAAAGGATGAAAAAATATTTCGCGGCAATTCTTAAAGACAGCGAAAAACAAGGACAACGAAGACTTCGTATCCTTCCAACAAAAGATGGTTCTTCACCATTCAACGAAGTATGGTACCACGAAATTCAAGTGGACGGTAAATGGCAAAAATTTTATGACCCAGGAAAAAACGACAATGAGCGTTCACCTTTAAACGAAGTTTATGAAGAACTACGTTCAACAGGTAAAGATTCTGACAAAGAATTAGCGAAACAATATTTGTCTCGTAAGTTCTATATTGTTAAAGTAATCGACCGTGATGCGGAAGAAGATGGTGTTAAATTTTGGCGTTTCAAACACAATTACAAAAACGAAGGTATCTTAGATAAAATCATTCCTATTTGGAGAGCTAAAGGTGATATTACTGACCCTGAGAATGGTCGTGACATTATCCTTGAGTTGACTAAGGCTAAAACACCAAAAGGTGCGACTTACACAGTAATTCAAACAATCATGTATGATGACCCAGCTCCTGTTCATGAAGACAAGGAAACTGCTAAATCTTGGATTGAAGATGAGTTAACTTGGGATGATGTTTATTCTAAAAAACCTGTAGAATATCTTGAGGCTATCGCTCGTGGAGAAACACCACGTTGGGATTCTGAAAAAGGTGGGTACACTTATGGTGACTCTAGTGAAGGTGAAATTTCATTAGGTGGTAGCGGTAAGAAAGAATACTCTGACCCACAAGCAGACGCAGACCCTGATGAGGATATGCCATTCTAAGAAAACTTATGAGCATAGACACTTACATGGACATAGTGTCTATGCTCTTTCTTTTTAATTAAAAAATAACAATAACATAGACATATGGCAATTAAAAAAAATGATTTCAGCTCGGTAAAGAAAAAGTTCTCTACCTCAGCAAAATACAAACCCCAACGATTTTTTGATTTGGGACCTGACTTTTTGGATGCTGTTGGATTACCTGGTCCTGCTATTGGACATTTAAACATGTTCTTAGGTCACTCAGATACTGGTAAAACAACTGCGTTAGTAAAAACTGCGGTTGATGCTCAAAAGAAAGGTATTTTACCCGTATTCATTATTACAGAACAAAAATGGTCTTTTGAACACGCAAAACTTATGGGTTTTGAATGTGAGGAAGTGGTTGATGAAGAAACAGGGGAATTGGATTGGGATGGATTTTACATCTTTAATAATAACTTTGACTACATTGAACAAATTACTGATTACATTAACGAATTATTGGACGCACAGGAAAAAGGTGAGTTAGATTATAGTTTGTGTTTTATGTGGGATTCTGTTGGTTCTGTTCCTTGTAAAATGACTTACGAAGGTAAAGGTGGTAAACAACACAACGCATCAACATTGGCGGATAAAATCGGTATGGGTATTAACCAACGTATTTCAGGTTCACGTAAAGCGGATTCTAAATACGAGAATACTCTAATCATTGTAAACCAACCTTGGGTTGAGTTACCTGATAATCCTTTTGGACAACCTAAAATTAAAGCTAAAGGTGGTGAAGCAATTTGGTTGAATTCATCATTAGTTTTCTTATTCGGTAATCAAAAAGGTGCTGGTACAACTAAAATTACTGCAACCAAAGACAAAAGAACTATTAAGTTTGCGTCAAGAACTAAGGTATCTGTAATGAAGAACCACATCAATGGATTGGGTTATGAAGATGGTAAAATCATTGTAACACCTCACGGATTTATTGCGGGTAAAGAGGCATCTGAAGAAAAAGCGTCAATCGAAAAATACAAAAAAGAATACGCTGACTATTGGAAAGAAATCATCGGAACTGAAGGCGACTTTGATTTGAGAGAAGAAAAAGAATCGTAACAATTTAAATAAACTTAAGTGACTAAAACATTATTAGTTGACGGAAATAATCTTTTTAAGATAGGTTTTCATGGTGTTAAAGACTTTTATCACGATGGAAAACATGTTGGTGGTGTTTGGCACTTTATCAATACCATACGACGTTTTATCGAAGAACAAAACTTCGATAAAGTCGTGGTATTTTGGGATGGATTAGGTAACTCATCTACCCGTAAATTGTTATATCCTCAATACAAAGAACAACGAAGAAACGATTATAACGAATTCAAACAAGATTCATTCAACGAACAAAAAGAACGAATCAAACAGTATTTGGAAGAAATGTTCGTCCGTCAAATTGTTATTGACAATAACGAAGCTGACGATTTAATTGCGTATTATTGTCAAATATCTGAAGACGAACATAAAACCATATTTTCGGGGGATAAAGACCTAACACAACTCATTTCTGACAAGGTATCAATATATTCTCCAAACACAAAACAATACTATAAAAATGGTGATAAAATTAAAATTTATCACTATGAGTTTCCACATCAGAATATTAAAACATATAAAATATTATCAGGTGATAAATCAGATAATATTGATGGTATCTATTATTTGGGTGAGAAAACATTAGTTAAATTATTTCCTGAGCTACTTGACCAAACGGTAACTGTTACCGATATTTTACAAAAGGCTGAGAGTCTTTTAAAGGAGGATAAAGATAATACCGCTTTAAAAAACCTTTTGTCTGGTAAGACAAAAAGTGGTATCTTTGGTGAAGAATTTTTTACCATTAATGAAAAGATTGTTGATTTATCAAATCCTTTATTAAGTGATGAAGCAAAAGAATTGGTTAAGTTATATTACCAAGAAAGTTTAGACCCTGATGGTAGGGGTTATAAAAATTTAATGAAGATGATGATGCAAGACGGATTCTTTAAATTTTTACCAAAAGGGGATGATGCGTGGGTTTATTTTATTAAACCATTTTTAAAATTAACAAGAAAAGAAAAACGAAATTATAAACAAACAAAATAAATATGAAAGAACAACAAGAATCAACCAAATTAGAATTTTTGATGATGGTAAACGATAACATCATCGTTCAAAGATTTTTTAATGTAAGAGATTTTAATCCTCAGGCCAAAAACTCTTCAGATGTTTACGAATTAATTAGAGGTTTTTGCGAAGACATTCAGTACCAACTGAAAATGAAAACAGTTACTTACATGATTGACAACATGTATGAAATCGCGACCAATCCGACTATTTTAGACACATCATTCACCGATGGTCCTGAGTATTTTAACCTATATGTTAAGAGTGGTGATGTGACACTTTGTCATAGACAGTTCGATGCTAAAATATACCCGCCAAAGATAAGATATACCGTGGACGTACGCTCACACCTAAAAAACTTATTAATGTCTTTGACTGACATTTTTTCATCTAAAAATTTAACTTACGAGTACCTTGGACTTCCTACGAATGTCTAATATTTATCAAAAACAACAATGAAAAAGCTATGGGGTCAAACAAAAATTTCGATTATTTAGGGAGTGGTTTTCAACTACAATTATTACAACAAATCATTATTGATAAGGATTTTGCAAGGTCTATTATCGACGTACTTGATACTAATTATTTTGAGAACAAATACTTTAAAATAATCATTCAAATGGTTAAAGAGTACTATTCAAAGTACGAGCATACCCCAACTTTTGACACACTAGAACAAATCACCAAATCTGAATTACAACAAGAATTGGCTTCTAAAATTGTTATTGATACAATCAATAAAATTAAAGACGTATCACCTGAAGGAGGTTTATTCGTTCAAGAAAAAGCAATGAAATTCTGTAAACAACAAGAATTACAGAAAGTAATGAATAAGGCTCAAAAAATCATCGATGGTGGTGAATTTGAGAACTACGATAAAGTAGAGCAATTAGTTAGAAATGCACTACAAGTAGGTGAAAGAGAAGATGGTCAATCTGACGTATTTTTTAATATGGACGATGTGTTAAACGAGGATTATCGACACCCAATACCTATGGGTATACCAGGTATCGATAGACTCCTAAAAGGTGGGTTAGCTAAAGGGGAAATCGGTGTTGTATTAGCACCAACAGGTGTTGGTAAATCAACACTTTTAACAAAAATTTCAAATCACGCATTTAACTTAGGTTATAACGTGTTGCAAATATTCTTCGAAGACAATCCGAAGATTATTCAAAGAAAACACTTCACTTTATGGACTAAAGTTCATCCTGATGAGTTATCGGTGAAAAAAGATGAGGTAATGTCGAAAGTTAATCATATTAAGGAAACTATGACTAACAAATTAATTTTGAAAAGACTTCCGTCAGATACTATGTCT